GCGAGGCTTGTCGCAGTCGCATCATCTGAGGTCGCTGCCGTCCAATCTGTGCCTTCGACGAGAACGGTCGCCACTCCATTGACGGTGACCGTTACTTCGGCGTCGTCGCTCGCCAACTGAGTGAAATCTAGAACCTGGAGAGTGAGCCCTACGATGGCAAGGTCGGCCGCAAGCGCATCGGTCGCCAACGTCACGACCGCGGATACTGGGGTCACGGCCACACCGATGAGCGTATTGCCGCTTGCCTCTTTGGTAAGTCCAGCAGGCGAGGTGTCCCAATAGAGCTTCAAGTTCTCCGTGTAGCCCTCGTCGGCGACCTTTGGTAAATCGACCACGCCCTTGACCAGACCTACGAATGGCAATGTTTGGGCTACGGTCTCGGTGGCGACGACGAACAGGCTCCCAATGAGATAGCCGCTGCCTGTCACGACACCGCCACTCGGGGCAGTGAACTCTTGGACTAGGCTCGGGTTGATGAAGGTTTCCACTCCCTATTCCTCCTCGCCATTCACGGCGATCTACGCGCCGGCATTCTTGTATAGGCCGCGATGATCGATGACCTTGGCCGCGAAGTCGTGTCGGCACTTGATCTCGATCCCGTCGATATCGAATCCGACGCGGCTCTCGACCATCGGCCCCTCTTCACCTTCGAGCGACCCGTACTGGATGATGTCCACCTGATCCGGTGTGGCCGCCAAGAACCACGCGTCGGCGTCGGAAACCTCGAGCCGCGGCTCTGAGATCACCTGGAGACGGCCAGCGAATGGATTCACCGAACCAGCAGCGCTAGCGAGCAGGTTGACGCTCACGAACTGGTCGGCGACCGTCTCGATGGCTGGCGGCACGATGAGAAAAGCCGGCACGATGTTGAGATAGGTCGCGGCGTCGAGCCCGGTCTGATTCCGCATCGCGGCCCGTCCGATCCCGATGTTCGCGATGTCGATGACAGAAGGCGTCCCAGCGAGGTTCCCGTGAGCTGCATCAAAAAGCGCCACGTTGTCGCCCATCGTCGGGTTGCTCGTGATCTGGGCCCAGACGAGGTCACTCTCTAGGTTCCTGGCCGCCCTACCGAAGAGCGTCGCCACCCGAGAGAAGGCGTCGGTGTCGTCGTTCACGATGGCCTTCCTCGTGATGGCGAAGACCCGACCGTAGCTAGAGAGCTGGAAGGTTTCCTTCCCCTCCCCGATTGTCCCGTGCGTGAACTCGCCGTGTTCGTTCACTTCCAGGAGCGCCGGTGCCTCGCCGATCTGGACCACGTTGATCGGCTTGAAATCCGGCAGCGTCACACGCCTAGAAATGGGTAAAAACGTCTGCGGAGCGGCTTCGTAGGAAGCCCGCAGCATCTTGTTGGCGACATCCGCCAAGAGCTGGGCGAAGTCTGAAGTCGTGTGCATTCCGGCGCGAGAGTTGAGTCCGAGAGCCAGCCCGGCGAGCTCCATCTTGGAAAGTCCGGTTGTCCGTTGTCCTCGATTGGCAAGGTACGCCTCGGCAATACGGAGCATGGTCATCCCTCGGTAGGGCCTCCCCTCGTCCGTGAGATCGAATCCGGGAGCGCTCGCGTCGCCGACTCTCTGCTTTGGATAGCAGCGATGGAGCAGTGCGTTCTCGATCCCCTGCCGCACATGCACGAACGGATCCTCGTCGCCTACACGAACATCGCTCGGTCGGCTGACTGGGCGCGGCATGTCGTTATCTCGCCTACCAACCTCGTCCAAGACGCGAGTCTGGGCTTCGAGAAGCTGTACGCCATCGGAGATCAGCTTGTCCGCGATGGATTGCGGCAAGCGAGCGTTGCGGCATGCCTTGAGAATGCCCTGGATGCGCTCCTTCTCTTGGGCAGCGCCATCGTCTCGCTCGTTCGGCTCGGTGGGCTGCATGGGCGCCACAGGTGGCGGTGCTAACGGGTCGGTTTCCCTGATGGTCTCCGACCGCTTCTCTTCCTTGCTCATGTTCTCCTCCGTGTTTGGCGTTTCCGTTCCCTGTGTTTCTGCGCTTCTCGTCGAGATGACGCAGGGATTCGTGTCTGCCAGTTCACCGCGTTTCACCTTAGCCCCGGCATCTGCCGGGATGGCGACCATTGAAATCTCGAATGGCTCCCAATCGACGGCCTTCCTGATTGGTAATTCGTTTTTTGGACTCGGTGCCGTTTCCTCGAACTTGTAGATTCGATAACCGACGCTGACGCTTCGGATGATCCCGTCTCGAACGTCCTGCCAGATTGGCTCGACGGATTCCCGTTTCGAGAAACGGACAGTCGCCCTGCCTTCTTTCTTGGTGAGCGTGACGGTTCCAGGAACAACCGTTCCGATCTGGTCGGCGATAGACCAAGCGCTGTGTGAATCGAGAAGCGGCCCGCCTTCATTGAGGCGATCCAACCTGACGCTGTCCTTGTCCAAGGAGAGCGTCTCCATGTACTGCTTGCCGGTCCACCAATCCATACGGAGCACTGCGGCGCCGGTGGTGAACACCAGATCAACAGTGCGTTCTTCTTCGTTGATGTTTTGACGGACAAGATCAGCTCTTACCGAGAACGGGGGCATATCTACGGTGCGTGGTTCAACGACCGCAGATGAGACGATGGCGCCTTCAGGCTTCGCCATTACAAGGCAAGCCTATTGCCAAGCTTGGATGGTAGGTAGCTACGTTTTTGTAAGGCTTACAATTTGTTAGGTATGTGGTGGTAATTCGCGGGTTGGTACGGCTGGAGACCCTGCAGTACGGAGCCAACCTGATTCATGGAGCTTCCTAAAGTGTTCCAAGACAGTGACGCGTGTTATTTCAAGCTTCCTCGCCACGTAGGCGGCCGGGACCGGCTCGGCAAGCGCCTCGTAGTAATGGGAGATGCTGGCGAAGACCCGTCGCTGCTGGCTCGTCAATTGGTGCGCGGGCTTGATCGTAACCGTAGACATCAACCCTCTTCGATGGCTGCTACGGCCGCCTTCACGCCACGCCTGAAGCAAGCGCCGCAATGAGGCTCTTTGTCTGGTGGGCTCTTAGCTTTCAAGGCCGAGATCCGCTTCCGAAGCGCTTTCAATGTGACTTCGGCATCGTCTAGGTCCGCTGACTTCGGTTTCCGTCTCTTGTCGTCGCCGGATTCTCGGTTGGTTAGATGGAGTCCACGCTCTTGGTTGTCGAGACTTTCTGGAGTAATACTCACGTCAATTACCTCCGTTCGGCCGAGAGCCGATCTGACCCAAGAGCGACTTTAACTGACGGGCCGGCAGCTTCGATAGCCACCCTGCGATCCTAGCAGTCTCATCGTTGTCCTCTTCGTCGTCCATCATATCCTCGTCCTCATCGTCGGCATCCTCTTCTGGAGCCTCCGCTACAGACTGAATCTGTCCAGCTTGGGTCATGTTACGCGGATCGCTATCGAGAAGCAGCCCAAGCGCATCCAATTGCTTGAAATCTCCGGCCAGCTCGTTCAGGACAACCTTCGGATCGTACCCGCGCTCCCGGAGGACTTCGGAGAGACTCGAGAGACCGGAACGGATGAGCCGCTGATACGCAAGCCCTTCCTTGTCTGGGTCGATCATCGGTGCTGGCGGTGCTGTCCAATCGGCCGTTGGTAGCGGATCATCGGAGACGAGATTCATGATGGCTGCTGATTCCATAGCCCAGCGCCACGTCGGCCGACACAGTTGGGGGATCAACGTCTGCCAACGCCAGTCGAGCACCCGCGCCCAATGACGTAGGCGCGACATGCGAGCAGCGCTGAAGGGAAGATTCGTGTAGTCGCCGGTCATATCCTCATACGTCACGCCCAAACCGGCCGCAATCCCGCGAAGTGTCACGGAGGCATAGGACCCGTACTCGCCCACACGCGGCGGCTGAACGATGTCCACGGTCCTGCCGGGGAGGATGTTGAGAATAGATCCTGGTTCCAGCATGTCCACTTCTGGCTGATCGGCCGTAGTCTGCCCCAATGGAGTCGAGCTACCGTCCGGGTCCGATGTAATGACCGCGGTACACGCTGCGATCTTCTGCTTCTCCAACTGCGCATCTTCGTACTCGTCGAAATTCTTAATGCGGAGGACAACCGGGGCAAACCAACTGATCCCGCGAACCTGGCCGGGCCGCGTCTGCCGGTAGACGTGAATGACATTCTCCGCTCGGACACGAACAGAGCTGTTCGAGAAGCTGGAGAGACTCGCGCCTGGGTGCTCAGGGAATAGCCAGTAGGCCACGCGTCGACCAATTGCATTGAACTCTACGCCGTAAAGGATGCGACCGCCGCCAGGAAGACGCTCGATCGTCTTGGCCGTGTCCAGGTAGTCCGGCTCAAGGACTTGAATCTGCATCGGGATCGGTAGGCCATCATCTGGGAACCTGAGACGACGACGGACCAGGACTTCGCCCGCTTCGACAACGGTACGCATCGCCAACTTCTGAAGCCCAGAGAAGTCGTGCCTACCATCGGCATCGCAATCCGTCGTATCCGCCCATTCTTTCCAGACCGCAGCGGCGCGTGCGTTCTCTGGATTCGGCGTCGGGACGATACCCCATCCGACCGTATGGTCAGCGATGGTGCTGATGGCGCTTTCAGCGTGAGGATTGTTGCGGACGAGATCGCGAGCTATTGCTCGGAGAGAACTGAGGCCGCCAGAGACGGCGGCGTTAGCGTCGGACGACGGCTTCTTCCAGTTCTGTGTACGACGGCCGGTGGACGCGGCTTCGTAGTGACGGGCGAGCATCTCGAAGGAGAGGCGGGCCTTCATGCGCTGAACGGCCCACCGCGGCGACAACTGGAGGGCTACTTTATCGAGCCAGCCCGTCCTAGCCATCTAGCCAGCCTTCATTCGAAAAATATGGCCATGCTTAGTGAAAAACGCTACCACATCGCCAGCCTTATTTTCTATCCACCCTGCCCAGGGACCAACCTTTGAATGTATGGAATAGAAATAGACCCGACCAGTGCCGGTCAATAGGGCGAGCAACAAGATCCTGGACCTGGACAAGAACGACCGCCTCGTCTCAACATCAGGCACGATGACGCGGTCTCCTTCTTCTAAACGCACGGAATTCAATCTTACCTTTGACGATCCTGAAGTCAATCACATGCACCAACCCGCAATCGCAACACTTCAATCGGTAACCTTTTCTGACTGGCCGGTACCACTCACCCTCTTTATACTGCTCGTAATAGTACACGCGAGCCATCTCTTTACACGGTGCGCGGGTGGATTCGAACCACAGCCAGGAGGTATTCAGCGTGCACGCCCCTCCCGGCACTGTGCACAGTATCAGCTAACCGAAAGCTGATTTCTCTACGCACCATGTTCCCCAATCTAAGCTCCTTTGCCTAGCCAGTCCTCAATCAGCTCCTTGACAAAACCCTTGGAGAAGAAAAAGAAGCAGCCGGCTGCAATGTAGGCCGCCACATCAGCCAGCAATTCCAGATTCTCAATGGACCAACTATAGCCCAACTCAGTTAGGATCCAAGCGCCCACAGTGATGATGGCAGCGAGCAAATACGCTGCGACAGCGACTACAAAAGACAACAACGACGCACGGGCAAAATGGCGTGCTATCTTGTCCACCGCTCCCATCTAGACGCCTTTGTTGGTCGAAGCCACCCTGTATGTCCGCGAAGTCGTGAGCCCGAAGAGATCGTGCTTCATCGAAGCCCGTAGCTTCAGCATCTCGTCAATCGTGCCGAATGTGACGGACTGGTCAGAGAAGGTAATCGACCTCGCACCACGCCCGTCGGCGATCGCCCGCTCCAGCGAGTTCAGGTCAGCTTCGGTCCATGCCATGAGAATACTCGTATATACTAATAACCCCAGAACGCTTGAGACAAAGGGTTGAACTCCAGACCGCCGATCTTTTGGTAGACCTGAATCAGCAGGCCAACGCCGTAGGCGATAAATACAATGTTGCAGACGCTGAAGAAAATTACCTCTGGCCATCCACTTTTATATTTATACGTTCTCCCGAACTCGGTCGGCGTCATGATTTTTAGTGGGCCCAATGGCCAGTTATTCCCCGCCTTGGGCCACTCCGCGCCTTGCGGATTTTTTCACCTCCGAAGAGGTAGCGGCTGGCCAGATGCAGTCTGCACAGGGGCCCTGTGACGGCCATGATTCGGAATCATACCAAGAAACGCTTCGGCTATCTAGCGTCAAGCCTGCGAGCCCACGCCATGCTATTGCAGATTTGATTGGCGCGGCCACGACTTATGCCAAACAGTGCTGCGATCTCTTTAAGCGTGTGGCCTCGCTCTCTAAGATTGTAGATCTCTAGATTCCGCTGATCATATCGATGCCGATACTTAATATCCTCCTTCCTATGCTTGAGACAATATGTGCCTTGTCGAAAGACGGCATCCTTCCCACAAATACGGCAATGACCCTTTCGGACACGATTCTTGCTATCTATTTTCCTGCCACAAAATGGACAATATGCCCACACTTCAGAATGCCTGCCGCAGATGCAGAGCTTTCTGTTTACTTCGGCCAATTTCTCCTCCTTGGTCCTGGCCCGAAAACTTCCCCACGTAATAGTTAGAGCACATCGGCGGCACAGTGAAGTCTTCATAGGTTAGACTTCGACCAAGCCGCCTCTCTAAGCACACACAATGCAATCTACCCCGTCCGTTTTCCATCTTGGTAACAGATTCCCATATATGGTCGCGGACCATATAAGATTCAGACCAGAGAGTGGGCTCGTGGCATGCTAAACACCTCGAAGACTCGATCATGTCACGCCAAGTGTGCAACTCACTCACAAGCTTACTGTTGCGGTACGTCCTCTCCCTTAAAACAACAAAGTTCATGGAACGGTCACTTCAACCAATTCCTCTTCCTGGGCCCAAGCCACGATGACTCGCGCTTCGGTTTCGGCTTGGTTGGCGGTTGCGGCTCCTTCAGCCGTTGCATCAGCAGTTCTAGGTCGGGGTGGATCAGCCGCAACGCAGCGAGCGCATAAATTGCAGCGTCCAGCATCTCGTTCCTTGGGCGCATCTGTGTCCACACTTGCTTCGGTACGCCCTTACTCCACCGTGTGATGAGCCGCTCACTCGTGAGCTGTGCCGCCAACTCCTCATCCGCCCAATCGGTCATCGGTACGTGGAAGTACCCGCGCCCCTTCTCCGTCAGCTTGAACCGCGAAACTAGGACTGACTTCGCCGCATCGACACCGACCGTGTACAGTGGCACCTTCCGCTTGTTCTGCCCCCACTTCCTTGGCGATGGCGACGACACGATCGGCCTTTGCCCATCACGCCCGATGATAGCGAACACACGACGCGTCGCCTGCTTCGCCGCGTAGTCATAGACGAGCGTCGTACGGTGGCCGGCCGAATCGATGCATGTCCCCTGGATCGGAATCCTCTGCTTCGAGGCATGCCGATATTGGTGCTCCAAAAGTCCGTCGAGCTGCGACCACGGCTCCGGTTGGGACGTATCACCATACAAAACCTGCCGATCGACAAGCCAGGACTCCTCTCCGGGACCCCAACCTATGACCAGCGCCTCGAGCCGATCATCCTGAACGTCGACACCCATCGTGATGCACGATACCCCCATCGGCGCGTCGATGCCTTCGCCGTACACTTCCCGCCGCACAATGAGCGTATCCGGCTCAATCCCTTCGCCGGCATCCAGCTCGACCGGCTCCCCAAGCGTCGTGTTCTGCCACGTGTGCATCTGCGAGTTGTCGCCAGCCTTTTGGGCCTCCCGCGCCTTCAAAAAGCCACGAACTATCTCGGTCAGACTCGAGAATGGCGAGTAGGCTTCCCAAATGTGAAAGGATGCGATGGTCGGATCTGCGCGGCCAGGATTGGTAGCGCGCCACTCGCCATG